AGGTTTTATACCTGGCTAAACCCCGACCCTGAATTGAAGAGACTACTTCAGATGCAGCTCCATAATAAGTGTATGTCGTCCTCCGGGATTAAATACACCAGCGCAGGTGGCAGAATGAGCGGCGAGTTTAATACCTCGCTCGGTAATAATGTCATTAACAACGCCATTTTGGGGCATATCTGTGGGAAGCTTGGTGTATACCAGGTGGACTATGACTACATCCTTGATGGCGATGATTCAATTATCGCGTTGTCGGCCTCGCGGCTAGCAGAGCTTGGTGATCTAACCGAGCAATGCAAGGCACTTGGTATGACAACTAAAGTCGAAGAAGTCTCTCGTGATATCCAGACGGTCAGCTTTTGCCAAGCAAAAGTTATCGCTGTTGGGGATTCTAACTGGCGCCTAGTACGCGCGCCCGGAAGGGTTATGAGTCGTACACTATACACAACACGTAAACTTGTGCCGGCAAATGTACACGCTTATTTGGCCTCTTTGGCCGATTGCGAGTTAAATTGCTCAGACGGGGTACCCGTGTTGTATGAATTCGCTAAGTATCTTAAGAGACACTCTTGTGGTGCCAAACGCTTGTCAGATAGAGATCTTGATTTCAAGCGTGAATTGGAATCCCATGAGTTCACTCTTCCTATTACTGCGCGAGCTCGAGCGAGCTTTGCCATAGCTTTCGACATTTTACCCGGGGAACAGGCAATCCTCGAGGAGTATTTCCGTGGTGCAAACCACGGGGATTGGGTCGAAGGTTTGAAGGCCGAACTCAAGAATGGGGAATGCTTTAGGCTACCTCCGTTCTTCGGCACTGAATAAGTGCCCCCAACCCTGGGATATGGGAGGGCGTGTTTAACATGCCGCGACGTAGCTCACAACGTCGGACCCCTGGAACACGGGGTCAGGGTACGAGCAATATGCACTCTGTGCAGAAAGGCTCGTACGCTAATGGAACCATGGTTTACCGTGATCGGGAACTATGGGGTGTTGCCGCTTCAGGGCTGCTAACGCTCAAATTTTCACCAGGCGATTCCGGGCTTGCCCGTTTGGATCAGTTTGGCAAGATGTTTGAGTTGTGGCGGCTCAGGCGAGCCACATTGCGATATGCTACCGCCGTTGGAACAACGACGGCGGGGGCGGTCTATATAGGTCTTGATTTTGACCCAGATGACCTCCCGACCACTCTGCAGGGTGTTCAAGCTTTGACCCCACTTGCCAGAATCCCTTGTTGGGAGGAAGGTAGTGTCGGTGTTTTAACCGATAGGGTCAATAAAGCTAAGTGGATGTACACGAGCCAACAGGCGAACCATGAAGGTTTGCAGTTTGGATTCGCAGCGTCCATATGGAACACTGGCCCTGCAGCGGCAGGCGAATTCTGGCTCGATTATGAAGTCGAGTTAGCGGGCGCGGCGTCCAATCAGTCATTGGTTAATTCCATTTCTTATATGAACACGCAGTCCGTCCAGTATCTCGCCAAGAATTCAGCTGCATCGGGCCTCATCAATTGGAGTGCCGTTCCCGGATTTTACATCCCTGGGGTCACGGACTCTGCTATTGGTGTTGTTACTTCCGTTAATGCGCTGACTAGTATCTTGCCTAGTTTAGCTGGGTTATCAGGTACTTTTACCGCTGGTTATGCTATGTTGCGTGGCATTGGCGCCTTGCGAAAGGGCGTCATTTATGATTTGATGGTTGCGGGTAGCGGCTTGTTCGGTGATACCGAGACAACAGGCTATGCGTTGTCGATTTACAACTCGACTAGACCTGCTGAGGCGGATTCATCACCCGCCTTGACCCAGTATGGTACCGATACGGCTCCCCTTACCGGGATAACCACTATCGACACCAATGAGGGTCCCATCAACACAACCACCTCCGGTTATCCTATTAGTGCTACCACGTATAATCGACGGTTCACATCTGACCGTGATTATTCGGATGGCGCTTGGAACATCCGGATTCCATTGTACAACTCAGGACCCGGGGCGAACGTATCATCGACGGCAACGTTGACTGCTACGATCAACTCGGTTGGGTCGAACCCTCGATCCTTCCTGACTTATTGAGCACGGTTTATCCGCAGTGGTAGTAGGCGCGTCTCGAAATGCTTCGGCTGGGGGAGACCAATACCTGCTATCTATCACTCTCTCTTTAC